GTGCCGTAATTGCCTCATCCGGCTTCTTCGCGTCCAGCGCCGCGCGCCCTCGCGCCGACCACCGCTCTGCCAGCTCCATCCGATGCGTGCTGAAACTGCGAAACAGAAAAAACGTTACGCCGACCACGAAAGGCGTCACCAAAAGCGCCCAAAGAAGGACGGCAAATGCGTCCACCCAAAATACTTCCCATGCTGTTACCGGACCCCCAAATCCCATTGTCTTTTTCCCCTCCCATTTCTTACGGTCCGACGTGGATGTTTGAGACCAGCAGATCGACCACGCCAGGCGTCACAATGCCGGCGCCGACGGGGTTGACTGAGGCCGTGATCGAGATGGTCGAGAGGTCCGTGCCGACGGGGATCGCGACCGAGTAGGCAGCGCCGGTCAGAGCACCTGCGGAGTCGCCGGCAATCGGCACGTCGACGCCACGCACCAGACGGCTGACGACGTAGGACCAGGTCAGGTGAACGTTGTAGCCAGTGCCTGAATAAGCTCCTCCTGTGACGCTCGATGAGGCTGTCACATAAAGGTTGAGCGCGCTCGTCGTTACGCCGGCAGCGAAGCCTGACCAGGTGCACGATCCACTCGCGTTCGATCCGCCAGCGAGGTTGTAGCCGCTCAGCGTGGAGACTCCGCTCGGATTCATCGCGGCGTTCGGATCAGTTGTCGGACTCGTGCCATTATCGCTCGCGTGTGATGGATATGCAGGCAGTGCGAGCACGCTTCCGCCGCCGCCCGAGCCGCTGCTGCCGCCGGTGCTGCCGGTGCCAGGATCGGCGAAGGTGGCCTGCACTACGAGCGCGGCGAAGTCCCACGGTGAACCAGTGAGCCCAGCAGCGATCATCTTCGTGCCGGCCACGAATCCGAACGTAGGAGCAACGCCGTCGCGACCGAAGTCCTGAACATAAAGACAGACCGGCGCGCCGATCGGCACGCCAGCAACACTGAAGCCTGGATAAGCCGTCGCGCCCACGACTCCTGGCCATTGAATTTTGAGATCAGCAGCCGAAATAGTGAGAGTGCCGCCGACTTTCACAATGTTGAGCGTGGCGTGCGTCACCCACGCGCCGGCGTCGCCAGGTGGAAGAGTGAATCCCGTATATTTCAGGCTCGTCCCAGGTACAGCGAGATATTGATTGCTGGGCGCATCACTCACGTCGGTGGGAGCGTTCCTGTTGTACGCGGTGACGATCAGGTTCAGCTGCCCAGGCTGATCTTTGGTCGCCTGCACTACTTCAATTTCCTCGATCTCGTAGTCGCCAGGACCTTCAGGAAACAGCCAGTCATCGAGCGTGATGACCTCATGCACCTTCGCCACTTCCAGCAGCTGCACGCCGTTATCGTCGACGGTCTCCATGTAAAGAGAAAGCGCGCCACTGATCGGCGCGCGCCAGCCTGCGCCGGTATCGGTGCCAAGCTGCTTATCGCGCTCGAACTTCATCAGCCGATTAGTCTGGTCGAAGGTCGAGTTGCCGCAGTCATATTCCACGCGAAGCATTCGCCGCAGATTCTGAAGTCCAGGCGCTTGAGCAGGCGCCATCATCTGCGCGGAGCGATGCTGCACACCAGTCGGTGCTCGCTCACTGAAGCGTGCGTCGTTGGTGCCGATATAGCCATCGTCGAGAGTGTCGACAGGCGTTCCGGCCGGCGTGTTCATCGCGCAGTAAGTTACATTCGGATTCAGCGACCCCTTCGGATATGGATCATTACTCTCGCTCGGGACAAACGTCTCATAGTCGCCATCCCAATCCGGCTTCGCGACGCCGCCGAGCTTGGCGCCGCCGACAGTCATATACGAGAAGCTGGTGAACGGCGACGGCGTCGAGCAGGTGAATGCGCGGAAGCCAAGCACCCAACCTTTGCTGCCTATATAGAACGCGCCATACGAGATCGCCGACTTGATACGCGCGATGGCCGGGATGTCGAGATCGCGATACTTCGGCACGAAGAGGTTGGGTGCTTTATAGACGTTCTTCTTGTTCAGGTTGAGCGTCCCAGGCACAAGATGCTTCGCCGAAGCTACGAATACCGAGGCGCGCGCGTCGTCGCCCTTGAGCGTAATCTTTCCGTCGTCGATGCGCTGGAAGCTGCGATCGACGCGACACATCGTCTCCAGAATGTTTGCGAGCGATGAGTTCGCCGCGAAGATGTAATTGCCGATGAAGCGCGGGTTGCCGTTGGGCAGAATGAAGTCATTGCGCGCGGCCAGCTCGGCGATCGAATCCCAGTTGAAGCAAGCCTTCTCCGCATCGGTCAGTCCCGCGTTGCCTGGCTGCTGGGGCTTGATCTTTTTTCGCAGGATCGCCTCCACCTTGTGCCATGCAGGGTTGAGCGTGAATCGATAATCGATGACGTTGCCGGAGCCGTCGAATATCCTGCAGCGCGTGGTGCGCCAGATGCATGTACCTGAGACGGTGGTTGGGACCCACACACCGCGCAGCCATGATGGCGGCGGCAACATGCCGAAGATCGCATAAGCTATTCCGCTGAAGGACTGCGGCGGCGTCACCGATGGAAATTGCGCGAACCACGGATCATAGCCCTGCGACGGACCGGCATCGTTTGACGAATTGATCGGCGGGAGGCCGGTGACCGGATCGATAGTGGGGATCACAGTGCCGATCGGCGTATATCTCCCGGAATGAAAATGAACAACACCAGGAGCAGTCTTCGCGAAGTAGTCAGCGCTCGGAAAAGTAAGCGTCTGTCGAATCAAATGCGGCGGAACAGCTGGAATCTCCTCCTGTGTCAGCGAACTCTTCAGCGTCGATCCGGTTGTCGCGAAGGTGTTGATCATCTCATAGCCGTCCCACTCTCCTTCGCCAAGGATGTAGAGACGAAACTGCGATCCGTCGACAGTTACGATGTCGAGGAACTGATCGCCCGAGCCAAGCACATATCCAAAAGCCAGCGGCAGCCTGCGCGGACTCGTGCTCACGAACGCGGGATTGAGCGCGGAGACTGTCATCTAAAACACCCTCGCGCGATTGAAGAATGCAGCGGGCGGCGGCTGCGCGATCTGAATATTAGGAGTTTCGAAGTCCCACTGCGATACGGCGCCGGCGAAGCGGTTGATCTGACTGCAGCCGCCATAGCTTTGGTCGCACGGCGTCGGCGCTGTCGATCCGCACGCGACCGATGCGAAGGTGAGCGGGCAGCTCTTATCGATGTCGTAATCCGGCGCGTTGATCGCACTCCAATTGCCGAGGCCCTCAACCTGCAGTGTCATCAGGTCCTCATTCGGCTCGGCTTCGATTACATTGCCGATGAACGTGAAGAGTGCCTTCTCCGCAGCTCCGTGCCACACGCGCGCGGCGAAGAGCGCGCCAATCAACTCATCCGTTGTAAAGGCGAGCATGACATCGCGCTGCATGGTATTGCCGCTGATGTTTTGCACGGTGATCGCGGCCGTATCTGTTTGCGTCGAGCCAAACAGTGAGAACTTTTGCTGCCCGCTGAGATAGTCGAGGAAGCTGACATTGCCTCCGCCAAGCAGCAGCGACGGCCACGATGCGCGATGCTCCGACCAAAAGTAGTTCTTGCCGCCGAACGTCGCGAGTTCGACCAGCGTGATGCACGCAGGTCCACCGCTGGCCGCGAGCGGTGCAAGCGCGCCCATCAGACAATCACCTTGATCGCGGGAAAGATTGCACCTGTGCCGGACGCGCCGCGCGATGCGACAGTGCCGTTGGCCGATCCCTGTGCGTTGGTGCCGCTGGCAGTGATCGCGGTCGGCAGCGCCCAGGTAAGCCCTTGCCCGGCCGGCACGGCAAACGGAGCGGGCATCGTCGTGTCCGTGGTGGGCGTCGCACTCGTGTAATAGATCGCATAGCCCACGCCTGTGACCGTGATTGTGTCAGTCAGGCCATCGGCAAAAATTGATGAATTGAATTCCGCGACGATATGGTCACTTGAAATTGCGGGCAAGGCAGCGCCAACACTGGCAGCGTAAAACAACGTCGATGCGAAGCTGCCCGTTCCATCTGATGACGCCGGAGTCGTGAACGGGAAGCCCGACGTTGTTCCCAGCGCGGCAGCCCCATAGTGCATGTATCTGATCAGTCCGTCCGAGTCGGCTCCGCTCGCAATGATGACCGGATAAATGCCCTGGATAACTGCATCGCTGGGCAGCGCCGTCGAGATGAGACTAAAGGCGCTCCAATCGCAACCTTCCCAGTTTGTGCCCAGCGGACGGCTGTCCGTGAATGCTACCGCGCCGGTCGCGTTGATGACCGCTCCGTTCGACCCCGCCGCATATGGCACGATCTTGATGCGGTGCATATCGAGCGGTATCTGCGTCACAGTGAGAATGTTGTTCTCGAACGTCGCGCCGGCTGGGAGATCGGGGAGAAATCCGCTGCCATCGGCAACGCGCTGGCCGAGGCTGAGGTCAAAGACGCCGTTCAGATAGACGCCATCGATGAAGACCGCAACCTTGCCGAGATTCGATGCGGTGCGAAACTTCAGCTGGAAGCCGAAGCCGACATATTGGATCTGTGCCCAGTCATAGTTGCCAGGCGAGACCGTTGAGAGTGTGGGATTGACGTTGAAGTACTCGTAAGCGCTGGGATCGGTCGCAGACGCGCCCGCGATCGCCGGGTTGAGCTGCAGCGACCATGCGTTCGGATTGACCGAATAGAGTGCGACCTTGGGCCGCAGATAGTCATCCAGCACATTGAGCTGCCGCGCCCAGTTGGCAAAGTCATCGGGATACTTCAGCATTCGCGCGCCGGGCATCTCCTCAAAGATCGGCGCGGCAGTATAGGAGCCATTCGCGTTCTCGATCGCCTCGATCGGCGTGGTGAAGCGGCCGACGTGGTGGCGGCCGCCGCCGTCGTAGTCGATGTAAGTGAAAAAGCCGTCCTTGAAATTGTTGTAGAAGTCCTCCAGCCGCAAGATGGTCGACCACGGACGGTTGTTATAGCGCAGCGGAAAGGCGAAGCCCTGGTTGAGCGTGTCGCGCGACTGCGGCGGCCCGAGGCGCACCTTTGAGACAGCGGAATTCTGCGAACTCTTGCGCGTGAACCCATATGACGGGTTAGGGCTGTCGTTCAGCGCCGGCCAGAAATCAGGCGTCGGATTGAGGATGTCGGTCTCAGCCATTGGCGTGCGCCACTCCTAATTTCGTACGCAGATGGGCGATGCTTTCCACCGAGTAATACCTGCGGAGAGCCCTCTCGCCATTCGTATATTTCCCGCGCGGGTAGCGGCTGCAGTAGTCGGCGATCCGATCCTGATGCACCGTCTCAATGCGTAGGAACGCGTCTTTCACTTCACGCAAAAGGACCGCTTCGATAACATCGATGCCATTCGGGTCAGGCAATATGTCGCCGATGGTCGTCTGTTCGTTCTCTTCATTCCGGATTGGCTCGGAGAGGCTCACGGTCACTGCTCGATCGCCGCGCACGCGATAGCTCCATTCATTTACGAAATTCCAATCGCGAATAGATTTGAGGATGAAACCGCGCACATATTTGAGCGCATAAGGGAAAAACGGCCCGGAGCCCTTCCAATTCGCGCGTGCCACAACGAGACCAAGGCATCCCGCACCGAAATGGTCCTCGACATCGAGGCCTCCGATCGATGGAAATCCACGCGCTATGTTCCTCACGTAAGGAAGCCACTGGACAAGGTCCGCGGGCGGAAGCACGCGCTCAGGATTCGAAGGATATCGGCCGCACAGATCGGCTGCGAGCTCGGGAGTTACTTCGACCATCAGCTCACCCCGTCCCCGCCGTATTGGCTATTGAAGTTGTTCAGGTGCCGCGCAATCAGCCGCGACCCGCCTCCGCGCAGCCAGCCTTCCATCGTCTTCGTGTCGAGCGTGTGCACATGCACATGGAGATCGCCGCCGCTCGATGATTGAGGAGTGTCGCTCGGCCGCGCGTACATTGCTGCGATCTGCGCGTGCGACGCGCCGGCGTTCATTGCATCGATTGCAGGACCGTGAGTGCTCGAAGCAGCAGGGTTTACCACCTTCTCGGCCAGCATCGCGTGAATAAAGCCCTCGGTCGAGCTGGTCGCGAGATCTCCGAAGTCCGTGATCGTTCCGCCTCTGTGGAACTGCGACGCTGACATCTGCACTGCATATGCGCCGCCGCGGGCGCGCGCCTCAAGTTGTCCGTCTGCGAGCAGCAGCTCCTTGCGCAGGTAGTTATTTTCGACATAGTCTTCGGCGCCGCTGCCCCAATGCGCGCGCATGTAATCGCGGCCCTGCTCGGCGATGGTGTTGATCTGATTCACTGCGCTGAGATAGTCGCCGCCCTGGCTGCCGGTCCGGATGCTCTCGATCTGCGGGAAGATGGACTTCTTGTAATAGTCGCGCGCAGCGAGGCGGCCGCCCTCGCCGAGAATCATTCCTACCGCGCCCGATGCAAGGCCGATCGCCGCACCGATGCCAGCGCCGACAGCTGCACCCACCGGTCCGCCGACGAGCATGCCGATCGTCGCGCCGGCGCCGGCATCGCCCAGCGCGCCCTTGAACATGCCGCCGACCGTGCCGGATTTGAAAGCGGCCGTCGCGTCCTGATAGCCCTCATAGCCCGCGGCGCCGGCGCCGGCGATGCCCATCGCCGAATTCACCGTGTTGGTGTAGCCGCCGCTGTTGCTCGGAATGTTCGGCATCGGCACGCTTGGAATAGTTCCGGTGCCAGGCGTGCTCGTTGGTTCGATCGAGGGATCGTCATACGGGCTGGGCGGCATCGGCACACTCGGGATCTCGCCAGTGCCAGGCGTCGAGATCGTGTCGATCTCACCAGGGCGCGCCAGCGACGGCCGCGCAAGGCCGGTCTGCAGAGAGAAGCCTGAAGGTGTGAAGCCTGGAATGCCGAGCGTCTGTGCAGTACTGGTGAAAGACGATGACGGCCGCGCGATGCCCAGCGCGCTCGCAGTGCTCTCCACCGCGCCGAATGCCCGCGAGCCTGCGCCGGCGCCTATCGCCGCGCCTGAGACCTCCTGTGTGCTTCCACCGCCGGCAAACGACATTGCACCGCTCGGAATGCCAACCGTCGACGAGCTGCTCGGCGCTGGCGAGTACTCCGGCGAGTTCGCAATGCTGGGATGTCCGCCGAAGGTGCCGCGCACAACATTGCCGATCGCGCCGGCGAAGCCGCCCTGCGAACTGGAAGCAGAGCCACCTGGGCCAATCTGACCGAAGACCGACTGGAAGGCCTTGGTCTGCATGACCCAGTTGGCGATGATCTCGAAGAACATCTGCTCCATGCGCCGCTTGATGAACTCGACCGGATTGGAGAACGCCTCTTCCAGGTTGCTCGCGATCTGCCGCTGCATGTCGGCCGCCTGCGACGCGACCTCCGCATTCGCCTGGCGCTCGATGTCCGTGCGCCGCTGCGCAATCTCTTCTTCTGTCAAACCCTCGCGCTGGGCATCGCGAGCGAGCTGTGCAAGCCGTTGCTCCTCTTGGTCGCGGATCTCCGCGGCCGCCGAGCGATAGCGATCGACCCAACCGGTAAGGCCCGTCTCGCGGATGCGCATCTCCGCCTGCGATGCTTCCTGGTCATAACGCAGATCCTCCGCGCGGTTCGAAGCATCGAGTTCGCGTTCCTTCGCACGCGCTCCGGCCTTCACGCCTGCGAGAGCATCGCTCCTGGCCTGCTGCGCATTCTTGTAATCGTCAGAGCTGGTGTCGACGCCTGGTCCGCCGTATGTTTTGGTGAACTCCTCTTCAATCTGATCAGAGGCCTTCTTCGCCTCGGCCTCGATGCGCGAATAACCATCGAGCGAGGAATTCACCCACGTTTCACCGATTCCACTCATGCGCTGCGAGAAGGTTGTCTGCAGTTCCAACAGCTTTTGGTCGCGCTCCTTTGCCGCGGCGACATTGGCGTCGTGCTGCGCATCTGGATTTTCCGCCAGCTCCGTGTTGTTCTTGTTGATCTGCGCATCGAACTCAGCCTCGATCGAGGCAGCTCCGGTAAGGCCGCCAGCCTGCGCGCGGCGCGCGGCGGCTGCTCCGGCCGCGGCCGCCTTGACGGCGCGCTCACCAAGATCGTCGAAGTACTTCTCGTTGATCTCCCGGATGCGCGACGGAATCTCGGCCGCACGGCCCTGATCGATCAGCTCGCGAGTCGTCTCGCGGATGTCGTCCTGCATTTTGCGGAAATAGAGCGCCTCGCCCTGCAGCCGCGCCTGCGCAGTCGCGTCGTCCGCCTTCATGATGGCGAGCGCGGATTCCTCACCAAGTTCCTTTCTTTGCTCGAACGCTTTCGCGTCTGCAGCTTGGTCCGCATGCCTACGTTGCTCTTCGCCAGCGTTCGCCGGAACAAATGGAACATCGACGAGCTTGTTGGGATCTTTCTCTCCCATCTCGATTTGGAGATCCCTGTTTTTCTGCAGCGCCTTCTGCTGATACAACTCGTTCGCCAACTCTGTTTGTTGGGCGGCGAGATTCTCGGCGTGAGCATCCTTTTGCTGTTGAGCTACAAGCGGAGCGCCGTGAAGGGCAGCTTCCCGAATACGGTCTTCGCTCTTGAGTTCCTCCTCCTTGTACTGCATAGCCAGCGCATGGCGCCTTGCTTCGGTGGCGGCGGCCTGATCGGCAAGCCGCGCACGAGTTTTGCCGTCATCCATTGAATAGATTGGAGCGTCAGAACCCGGAACCGGTATGATCGCGCCGGCATCCGAATAGGACTCAAACCCGCGCAGATTCTGTGTGAAGCCACCGAGCGGCTGATCCACGCCAGCTCTTCGCCGCTTCTCGTCGAGTTGATCGATCTCGGCGTTCAAACTCTCAAGAGAGCGAACTGCAGTCTCCAGTGATTGGTCATCGATAAACTTTGTATGCGCCGCCTCACCGGCCTTCTCGATGTATTTACTGAGCGCGGCGTTGACATCAAAGAATTTCTTGTAGAGCTCATCTGCACCCTCGATGGCACGCGCGAATATCTCGACAGCAGCGATCGCAGTCATGCCGCCTAGTAAGCCGCCAAGAACGCTGGTCACAGCCGGCACGCGCGAGAGCATCGATTCCAGCGCGCGCGGGATGCGCAGGCCGAACTCCTGAGAAAGCAGGCGGACCGAATCGAGGTTCGTGGTGACATGGCCATGGAGATTGTTCAGCGAATTGCCGGCGCGGCCGCCGGATGCGGCGAGGCCATCGATCGAGGCCGTCAGTTTGCGGATAGCATCGTCGAGCGAGACGGCGCCGGCGCGCGGTCCCTGGAAGCTCTGCATGGCGCGCTGCTGGAAGCGCGTGAGACCGGGGACTGCCCCGCTCTCATCCACCACCAGACTGACTACCGCTTGCGTCGCCATCTCTTTACCTCTTGAACTCCGCTCCGCACTTCCTACAGCTGAATGCCGCCTCTTCGTTCAGCGCGCCGCACTTCCAGCACGGCGGATGCTGGCGCTTGAATTCGTTCTCCGCCTGGTTCAGCACCAGCAGTCCCTCGGCTTCGTCCGCCAGGAGCGCGATGCCGGCGCCAGGAAGCTCCGTAACGCTGCGCAGCCACAGCAGGTAGGAGATCCACGCATAGTAGCCGTGCGCCACGCTGCGCTTGGGCAGGGCGCGGACCAGCGCATCGACCGCGTTCTCGCGCAAGCTGCCCTCGATCACCTCTTCGAGGTCCTTGCGCAGGAACGCCTCGATGAAGATCTCCGCGGCCGCGATGCGCAGCGCGGGAAAGTCGCGACGGCAATCGATGATCATGCCTCACCATCGATCTCCTTGGGCGCGACCGGACGGCCGCTGCCGCCGGCGCTCAGCAGCGCCTGGATGGCGGCAACCTTGTGGCCGCAGTCCATCTCGCGAATGATCTTGTCGCGATCGCCGAGTGTGACGCCATCGGCGACGTAGTCGGAATCGACCGAGACGATGAGCTGGTCGTAGAAGTCCATCATCAGTGCCTGCTTCGGCGGATAGATGGTGCGGTTGCCGCGATCATTGCCGGAGATGCGATAGGTACCGCAGGCGCGGTTGAACTTGCGTTGCTCAGGCAGCGTCGGCGTGCGGAAGCGATGGACTAGGCCGCGCCACTGCTGATTGTTCGACCAGGTGCAGTCGAGCGAGATCTCCGCCAACTCCGTGAGCGCGATCGGCGCGTCGTCTTCCGGGATCGACATACGTACATCCCGCAGCGCGAGGCCGAACGCCTTCAGATGGCCAAGGGGGAGCATCGTGCGAAAGTCTCCGGCGTCTGGCATCTTGTAGCCGTCGACCGATGACACGCAGCTGCGCGCGAGGTCGATGGTTCCGGACTCGATCTCGAATGTCTCGGTCGATTCGCCGAGGATTGTGGTGGTCTCGGTGTCGAAGCTCCGGAAGAATTTCTCCCAGTCCTCGCGCAGGATGCGGCGGAAAGTCCAAGTGTAGGTGTGCGCACCGAATTGCATCGCGATGACGCGGTTGCCATTCAGTTCGAGCTGCTGGTTGAGCGAGTTGTCAGACACGGGTGCTCTCCTTCGGATGGAAGTGAAGTTCTCGTATCGGGCAGCCCGCGCTGGGAATATGTCGCGCTGCGAAAGAAGAGCTGGCGCCGCTCCGGGGCAATCTCACCGGAGCGGCAACCTGTACTGCTAGACGGCCGTGAGGTAGCTGGCCTGTCCGTTTATGACCACCGCGGTGATCAGCGGCGTGTTGCCAACCTGCAGGATGTCTGTCTCGCTGAGGTCGATGGTCCAGCAGGAGGTCCCGCTGACATCGCCGAGCGAGCAGTTTTCATCGAGGGTGAAGTTGGGCAGCGTGAGGTTGAGCGAGCTTGCGCCGCTGGTTGTATTGAGCGTGGCCTGCAGCAGCGTGTTCGCGCGCTTCCAGGCGTAGATGTCGTCGGTGCCGTTGGCCGCGATCACCATCTTCAGCTTGACCTTGGGCATCGACTGCGTGAGGTGCGAGGCGTAGAGGCCAGATCCGCTCGGCCGCTCGGCCGTGAGGCTGCAGTCGATGTCGAGCTCCCAGCTCTTGACGCGCGGATAGAAGCTCACCAGCGCGCCGCCAGAAGGTCCGATGGACACATTGGTGTCGCTGCCGAGCAGATGCTGGCGCGCGACCGGCAGAGGCATATCGGGAAGCACGCCGTCGACCGTCTTACCGGAGCCGAGCAGCGTCGCCTTGAACTTCAGCGAGCCGGTGCCGGCGGAGCTGATGGTGAGCTGGCTGATGCCCATATCCAGGAGCTGGTAGGCGAGGTCGTTCGTGTCCTTGCCATAGATCGTCGTGCCCTGGGCGATGTTGCCGGTGTCGTAGAAGTTGATGGTGTGCGTGTAGGGCGCGCCGCCGCCGGTAACGACGTCCTTGCCCAGCGCCATCGCCAGCAGCCAACCGGCGAGCCAGTCAGTGAGCTGCCCGCTCATATCGAGCGAGGTCTCCTTCGTGATCAGCCAGTTGTCATTCGCGAAGCTGTTGGTCGCGCCGGCGGTGCCGTACGTCGACTCCTTCTTCTGCGCGAACTTCACGAAGCCGCTCACGTCATAGCGCATCGCCTCGATGAACGGGGCGGCGGCGCACGGAGTTCCCCATGTGGCCTGCGTGTTCGCGGCCAGGATCATCTGCCGCAAAATCGATTTCTGTCCAACAAAGCCGTTCGGTATTGCAGGTGGCATGGCGGTCTCTCCTAGTTGCGAAAATCTCTAAATCCGGTAATTCGGCGAAACTGAACTTTATGCTTGACTGTCTTCGTGCTCGACGACGGGCGCTGCAGGCGGAACGAGCTCGAACCACGGCTCGCCAAATGGCGCGGTGGTGCGCAGCGATTCGTTCCAGAAGGTGCGATGGACCTCCTGCGGCGAGTCGCCCTGGAACGTGGCGTTGACGCGGCCGCCGTGCACGGACAGCGGTTTACCATCCGCGTGCTTGATGCCGGCGGCGGAGAGGCGGACGGAGACGTTAGCTGGGTTGTTCATAGAGAAGCTCCTCGACGACATGCACGATCTTTACTGCGTGACAGAGATAGGACCCATACATTAGAACGGTTGGACCTTCGACCTGGCAGGGACGGCTCCAATCGTATTTGCCGTCATACTGCCGCAGGGGCAGCGGGTCGAACGCATTGCAGACATCCTCGACGATCTGCTGGAACGTGCCTTCGCTGTTGTTCGCATCATCGACGCTGTAGTAGCCCATGATCGCGATGCGATGCGGCCGTCGATACGTGCCAACGCCATCGTCCTGCGCAGGCGTTCCTTCGCGCGTCACCATCCAGGTGTGCAGCTTTTTGTTCTGCGGGTCCTGGAAGAGCGCGACGAAGTCCTTCTGCTCCTTCACGTCGCGCGCGTAGCTGTAGACGTTTTTGGCGGACTCGACGGCCTTCACGCGTGCGGTCACAGCGGCGATGACTTCAAGCAGAGGCATTTCCACCTCCGCCGTGGCCGGCCGCGCGCAACGCTTCGGCAACCTGCCGCTCGATGATCGAGACGGCCTTGGGCTCGATGATCGTCTGCTCGCGATCGAACATCAGCCGGCCCTTCATGCCTTTGCGGCTTTGATTGATCGCGATCGCAAACGCGATACGCAGCGCGGCCTTCTCATCGTCTACGCCAAACTTCAACTTCACCCATGGCAACAGCGCATTCACCGGCGGCATGTGCGGCCGTGCGCCATAGTTGACCGGGTCGGCATAGACATCGGCCGGAGCGCCGGCGCGGACCAGGACCTGGCTCAGCAGCGCACCAGTCGTGATGGTTGCAAAGGGCGATTGCGCGAGATTGCCGGTAGCGACCGCGGGCGGCATGCCGTTGTAGGGCGACCGAATATTCTCGGTCACACCGCGCACCGCTTCGACGCCGATCGCTTCGAGGCCGCCGAGCACGCCGCGATGCACGGCGGCGCGGACCTCTTCAGAGGCCTCCGCCAATCCGCGGATTGCGATCGTAAAGCTCATCGCGTGTCCTTGCCATGGACCAGACGATCGACACCGGCGGAGCCCATGATGTTCCGCATATCGCCAACGGAGAGCGCGGGCGCATTCTCTGCCTGCTCCGTCGTCTCCTCGATGCCCATGTGGTTGTAGTAGAGCTTGCGCTTGGTCCGAGCGAGCGTGAGATATTCCTGGGCCTTCGAGCGGTAGTTGACTGTGTCCGCTCCGAAGGTGCTATCGCCGAGCTGCGAAGCCCGCGCCGCCATCGCTTCAAGGCAGAGTGAGGCCGCATAGTCGCAGAGCGCGTAGAAGTCGAACTGCGAGATTGTGGACGCGTCCGGAGCATGCTGCGCGGTCCAGGTGATGCGTACAACCTCGCTTGCCTGCGGAACGAACGCGTTCAGCATCAGCTTGTAGCCTGACGGCGAACGATAGAGCGACCAGTCCTCGTCGCGAATTTCCTCATCGGGGATCTGGCCTACTGGATATTCCAGGCCAGTGATGCGGCTGAATAGAGGATCGAAGGTTCCGTACTGGCCGTCCGGCGCCGTGGGGAGGTCGAGCAGCGCCGTGCCGTTGCCTTCAACATCCGAGACCAGGACCAGCGGCCGGTCCTTGGAATATCGCTGCAGGATCGTCTGCACCACGAAGCGCGGGATCGCATCCGTTACCCAGCCGGCCTCGTCCGCGATCACCGGAGCGATCGCGTCGAGGTATGGCTGAAGCGGATTGATCTGGCCAGGCATTGAGGTCTAGACGTCCACCTGGACAACGCTGAAGATGACCGACGCGGCCTTGGGCGCTGTGCCGGTAGGCACGGCTGTCACGTCGACAGTGATGACATCGCCGGGGCTCACGCGCTCGCCGCCCGGATACACAGCGGTATCGCCAACAACGTTGGCCTTGGTCGCGTTGACGGCCGCATTCTGCGCGACGGTGAGAGCGGCATCGGTCGCGAACTGCACGCCGTTCTTCTTGAGGATGACGGTGGTTGCGCCGCCGGTGCCGCCCGGGTCGGAGAGAGCGAGCTGCGCGGCGAGGATTCGCATCGGGTGCGTGGCGATGAAGGTAGCGGCCTTCGCGACGACGACGGGCGCGGGCGGGAGCTGCAGGGTGACGTGACTGCGGCGAAACTGTTCCATTGCGGGACCTCGTTCGAGTTCTTCTTCTGGTTGCGCTTAGGCCCGGAGCTTGTTTTCTCCGGGCCCAAGCCTCTTCGCTTCGGTTTAGGAACTTAGGCGACGACGTTCTTGCCCACGCCGCGGAAGTCAACGATCGCGCCGCCGAAGACGTGCTTCACCTTGTACTGCAGCTGATCATTGGTGAACTGCGTGCCGACCACAGGGTTGTTGGCCAGGAAGATCTGCGGCTCTTCGATGCCGTCGAGGAAGCCGATCTCCAGGAAGGGCGCGTTCGCCTGGTTGGTGCCGAAATACCAGTCGTTCGCGTCTGTCAGCTTCTCGTTGACAATGATGCGCTCGCCATTCGCGCCGAAGCGCTTGTAGAACGCCGAGCTGCCGGCCGTGTTCGAGTTGTTGAGTTCGAGCGCCGCGGCCTTGAGCGAGGCCGAGACCATAACCCAGTCGAGCGTCAGACCGAGCTGCTCGCCCGAGTCCTTCTCGGTCTGGTTGAAGAGCGTGATCTCGGCGGCGACCAGGGCGTCATAGCCGAACGCCGTCGAGCCAAGGTTGTTGTGGCCACTCGCGAACCACGCGACAGAATCGGCCGCATAGTTCGGATTGTTTTTGAAGAAGTTGGTGATGAACGTCTTCAGCGTCTTGCGGCCTGCGCGCGCCAGGCGGCCGGGGAAGCGCGCGATCGCACCGAGATCATCGTTGCGGATCGTCTCCTCGGAGATCGTGAGCAGGTTGCCGTATTTCGAGACCGCGTAGTTCACGCGCTCATCGGTCGGCTTACTGATCTCGGTGTACGCACCGTTTTCTGCCACCGCCGCGAGCTCGTCGAAGTAGCCATCACGCACGCGGTCCTGCAGCTTGTAGTCGTTGATGTTGGCCTTCGTGTAGAGCAAATCGAGGCCGTCCATACCGAGCTCCGCATAATCCTGCAGCAGGCGCTTGGTCATGGAGTTGAGAAGCAGGTTCGGGAAGTCGCTGGTCGCGACCGCTTCCGACACGCGCGTATAGAACGCGCCACCGCCCTGGCTCAACTTCGTGAGATCGCGATCGCCGGTGATGTGGATGTAAGCTTCGCGCACACCGCGGAACGCCGGCACGCCGCTTGTCTCGTGTCCCTTGACGCCGAGCATGCGTTCGATGGCGATCGTCGTCTTGTCGGCGGAATCGATCGACACGACGCCAGCAGGAGTCACGCGGCCGTTGTTGCTCATTGCGGCCAGCGCCTCGCGCACGCCCACGATCTGCGCGTCGATATCAGCCTCGGTCGGCTCCGCGATCTTCGCGAAGTGATCGCGCACCAGCTTCATGCCAGGCGCCGGCAGCTTGGACTCGGTCAGCTTCGACTCCATCACATTCGCAAACTGCAGCTTCTTCGCCTGAGCGAGCGTCTCGTTCGCGGCCTGCTGTGCAGCGGCGGTTGCGGCCGCGCCCGCGGTGGAGAGCGCCTCGGTCACGCGCACCAGGATGCCTTCGTAGGCGGACTCCTCGGTCGCGGCGTTCAGCTCAGTGTGAAACTTATTGGCGGTGGTCTCATCCTTCGTGCGCAGCGCTTCAATCACGCGCAGGATCATTTCTTTGATCTTCATCTGGTCTCCCTCGCGACGGATTGCATCGCTCGTTTTATGTCTGACCAGGTGGGCAGACGATCCTTGTTTGACCGCGGCCAGTTGAGCCGCGGCGATCTCACCGCTTGCGTCGGCCGAGGCGGCCACCCGCATTTCTTGCAGAAAACGTCCGCCTGCGCCGGCTTCGCCGACCAGGTCTACGGAAAACAACTTGCCGATCTTCCTCGCTTCGAGGCACTTCTTACCCTCGATCACCGCCGGCGCGAATCCGACCGTCGCAAGGATCGAGAGACCGAACATATCGAGCTTGCCGGCCTCACGAGCTGCAGCGAACTTCGAGCGCAGCGCCGTCTCACTCTTCAGAAGATTCAGCTTGGCGCGCGCTTCCTGGACGCCGGCGACAACGTGTCCATCGCTGAACCAGCCCGCGATGCGTTCCGGATCGTTCTCGCCGAAGCTGTCGCCCTGTGGATGATTACGGCCGAACTTCGCATTGCTGGCGGCTTCTGCGATCTGCGCAACAAACTCGGGCGGGTAATAATGCGGAAGCGAACCGGCGCCGTTGACGGTGCCAAGTCCCCATCCCGCTTTCATCACGGTCACCGGATAAGTGCAATCGTCGAGATCTCCGGCCGCGGCCTCCGAAACAAAATGGCCGGCTTCAGCCACCGGCACGTACGCGGTCTCGACTTCCTGCGCATCGGTCAGCGTCACATCGTCGCCGCTGAGCGTGTAGCCGATGCGATAGAGCGCGCCGCTCTCGTTGCGCGCGATCACATAGTCGTTGAAGATGTCCTGGATGTAGAAGCGCTGATACCCCTGCTCGTCGCGGCCAAACTGCGCCAGCAGCGCGCCATCCAGCAGCGCGGAGCGGTCGTACAACGACAGGTCGGCCGCGGCAGCTTCTGCCACGGCCAACCAGACGAGTTGCATGTTGCGTTCGGTCATCGGTGTTTGGTCTTAGGAATTGACGGGAGGTGTGGGAGGCGTGGAAGGTGCGGGCTTCGATGCGACGGCGGCGGGGATCGGGAACAATCCCTTCTGCCCGTCCGACGTGACGATGCTCAGATGATCGACGCCCTTGATCTTGCGAACGCCGTGCGCGATCAGCTTCCACGCATCCTCTCCGCCCTTCTTCAAGGCGTCGACCAGCTTTGCGGCGCCGGCGTGATCCTCGGGCATTGCGACCTTCTGCAGCTTGTTGGCCTCTTTGCGTGCGGCGGCTTTCTGCAGCGCTTCCTGGCCGGGGATGTCAACTTGCGCCTGCTTCAGCGCGGCGGCGTAGGTTGCTTGCCACTTCTTCTGAAGCGACTCGGGGAGATGTTCGGGGGGCTGAGGCAGGTTATCGGTGGGCATAGAGCTCCTTGCAGGTTGAGGCGCAACTTCGATTGCATCGAATCTATCGAGCACTTCTATCTGCGCGGTTGAGGATGCGCGATTGCCGCAAGATGCGGAGAAAACCTTTTACGCGGCAGCGATACTGATGCCGGCTGCGGCAAGCGTTTTGCGATCGGCGGCCGTCGCATAGAGATCGGAATCGTCGATAAACGGAACGGAGACGCAGTGGCAGAAGATCGTGTTCTCCGGAGATCCGCTCGGATCGCGCGGGAACATCAAGTCCTCGCCCTCCACCTTGAACGACTGGTCGACCGCGACCGTCTGGCCGTTCGCCAGGATGTGGCCGAGGCGCGGCACACGCGCGGCTGGAATATGCATCCAGCGCTTCTTGATGGCTTTGTTGCGGCTGGCGAGATCCTGCAGCCGTGCCTGGCCGGCAATCGAATGCACGCGCAGTATCTCGTTGAACGCGATGCGCATCGCGCGATCGCCCACGTCAGTGAAGATGCCGCTGAACTTTCCGCCTTCGAGCGCGCGGCCCACCTGGTCGATGATCTCGCTCATGGACTGGCCGCCGAGGAATGCGCGCTGAACCGCGCCTTTGATCTTTGCGGCCGCGTCGGCCGACAAGCCGGAGATCAGATCCGCCGCGTAGCCCTGCGCGATGCGCACCGTCGCCATATTGACCGTGCCGATCGGCTGCCCGATGCCCAGGGCCGCACTGACCACGTTACTGGTCTGCTGCGTCGCCATCGTCGCTGCGCGCTCCTGCAGCGCATTCACCTTGGCGGTGGCCGTCACACGAAACTTCACGAGCTCCTGGTCGATCGCAGAGCGAAGGGCGGCCAGCTGCTGCACGGTGAAGCTCTTCGGATCGAGCTGTGCGATGCGGCCGAGGATCTCCCGGTCCGCCTGCGCCAGGGCGCCCTCGATCGCTGCGCGCGCCTCCGGTGTGAGCGACTTCGCGCCGTCGATCAGCTTCGTGACTTGCGCAGCATAGAGCCGCGCGCGGCTGTCCATTACTGCACCATGCCGCCGGCTTCAGCGTCAGCCTCGGGATCTGGAACGTTCTGAAGTGCCGCCGCCAGCGCGTTCTGCGGGAACAGAGAGTTCTGCTGCTTCGCGGTCCTGTCCTCCATCTCCTTTTGCGCCGCCTCATACTCGTCCTTCGAGTCCTCAACCACCGTGCCGATCTGTCCGATCAGCATGTGGAAGCTGCGCGCCGCGGTTTCTCCGCGAATCCAGCCGCGGTCCTCCGCCGCCTCCAGTGCAGTCGTTGCGCCCGAGAGCACCGTTGCCGCACCGGCAAGGTCGCGCACGATCAGCTCCGGCACCTCGATGGTGTGCGCCGTGTTGACACTCTTTGAAAGCACGCCATGCGCCTTCGCCTGCTCCAACACGAAAGTGATAACGCGCTTGATGTTGTTGACGAGATCAGCCTGGCGTAGCGTCAACTTCTTTCCTGTGGGTCCTTGCATCTCCGCGGCCGTCGAGCGGTTGCCGCTGCCCGAGTCGCCGAAAAACCAGTCCGGCAGGCCAGCACCGCCGAGTCCGTACTTCTTCACCATGTCAGCGCCAGACGACATGTCCGCGCCCTTGAAGTCCGGCGTCTTCGCCTCGACGACAACCTTTTCGTTTGATACAAAGACGCCGCCCTGGCGCGGTGGGTTCTTGGTCACCTTCTTCGCATAGGCGTCGGTCTGCTTCTCGTCGGCGCCGGTCAGCGTGTAATGCCAGACGAAGGAGTTCAGGAAGCGCACCTTGTCCGCGAAGTCGAAGATCATCTGGTCGAACACGTCAATCCAGTCGGCCAGCGAGAACAGCTCCGAGATGCCGCGGCTCGCACTCTGCGCTTTGTTGATCGCGAAGTAAAACGTATCTCCTGTGAGCTGACCGAACGTCGGCGACGTCACATCCTCATCGGTGCGGATGATGGAGAGTCGCTTCTGATCCGGAACGCCGACCTCTTTGCGCAGCCGTACTGTGACGGGAAACGCGACCTCCTGATCGCCGCCGGCCGTAACCATCTTCCCGTACTCGACCGCATCGATCTGCATGGGATCGATATAACCAAGGCGCACGAACCCATCGACAGGATTGACGGCAACGGGAATGCACTCCTCGCCAAAGGTGGTCTCGCCGTCGCAGATCTTCTGGCAACGCGTTTCCATATTGTTGATTTCGTCGCTCCAAAAGCGATCGACGACCGCCTGCGCCGCCGCGTCTTCGCAGATCACCTTGAGCCGCTCGCCGACGACATAGCTGGTGATGATCTCGACGATGCGCTTGCCGAAAGGTGTCGTCACCGCGAGGAAGAAGCACACCTGCTGCATGCGGTCATGCATCAGCGGATTCAGGTCGCGCAGCGTCTCTGGCGAAGTGATGCGCCGGAACTTCGCATCCTCGCCATCGCCCGAGGTCAGCGAGAAGATCGCCGGGCCGATCGCCTCCTTCACCTGCATCTCGCGCAAACGCGCCGCCTCCGCATCGCCTGCCGCCCGTTCCGCCTGCGCAGCACGCGCCTCGCTCAGGTCGAGCAGCACTAACCCAGCGCGGTCCTCAACCGTCTTATTGCTCCGATTCAATCCCAGCAATGTCATCGCCATACGCTCTTCCTTCCTCTCTGTAAAAACTCTTGCGGGCTTTCGATCAAGTCAGGCCGTTCGCGGTCGATCTGCTCCACCAGGACCCGCGAGAGCATTCCGCGGCCGCGCCCTGCATCGGGCGACCGTTCGCCAACGCCGGCGGAGGCCGGCAGCGCAATAATCACCGGCCGGAAGTTCATCTCCCGCGCCAGGGCGACCGCGCTTTCGAGAGCATCAGCCAAGTCGTCTTTGATCTTGCCCAGGTAGAGCAGCTGGTTGATGAGCGCAGTCTGCGTTCCGTCGAGCAAGAACTGGATGGTTCCGTTCTCGACCAGGCCAGAGATCTTCGCGATGCGCGTGAACTTGTCTGTCAGGTGTGGCACGCCGACGACGTTCATGTAGCGGCCGGTCGCCGTGCTCACCTCGTCGACCGCCTGCTTCAGCGCTTCCTGGTATGCCTGGTCCTCAATGCCGACAACTTCAGGATGCTCCGCATCCCACAGCCGGACGATGTATTCAACCTGCTGCGTGAACGGCATCTTCTTCTGCTCAGCACGCAGCACGAGAATCTTTCCGTTCTCGCGCACACCCACGGTGATGCTGCCAAAGAAGTCGGCCTTGCGCTTCATGCTGATCGCGGGATCGTGATACGCGATTTTCAGCAGTGTCAGGTTCAGCAGCTCTTCGCGGAGATACTGATGCTGTTTGATCCAATTCTCCTGGAAGACCTGTGTCTCGGACGAGATCGGAAGGTTGCGAAATTCTTGGTTGAAGAAGACCGAGCCGAGGTCCTCTTCCTTCAGCTTCAGCGACGCGAGGTCCCACTTGGCCGGCCACAACACCGACGCCGGCGTCCACTCCATGTCGACGGCCATATATCGCCGCTTCACGAAGCGCTTGAACTTGGTGTCGTCGAGCAGTTCGGAAAGGAAAGAGTCGTAATGCAGGATCGTGCCGACGACGCAGATCTGGCAGTATTTGCCCAGATTCATCACGGTGCCTTTGAACCAGCGAATCAGCTTCTCGCGCGTCTCCGGGTTTTCGACGGCCTCTTCGTTTTCGAGGTCATCGCAGATCACCAGGTCCGGGCGCCACATGCGATAGCGCAAGCCGCGAAGGCTTTGCCCGGCGCCGCGCGCGACGATGGTGATACCCGTCGACGTGCGGCAGTCGTTCACATCCCACTTCTTGTCGCCGGCCAGGTCTCCAAAATCCTTGCGCAGCTCGTCGTTGTTTTCGATCTCTTCCTTGACGGCCGCGAGCTGCAGCGCCGCCTGCGGCTGTGTGTCGCTGATGAGGACGATGAAGCGGCGCTTCTTATAGCAGATGCAATAGAGCGGGAAGATTACCGAGACCACGGTCGACTTCGCATGTTCGCGCGGCGCGGCGACCGCGATGAACTGCTCAGAGAGCAGCATCCGGTAGAGCTCCTGGTGAAAGTCCGCTGGCGGAGTGAACTCACCAGTCTTCGGATCGATCATGAAGTGGCGAAGATATTTCACCGCAAAGGCGGTGATCTCCTCAGCCATCGACCAGGCCTGGGCGAGCAGCTCGCCGGGATCGGCCTTTTGGATCTGAACGATCTCCGGATTGATGCCTAGCGCGTCGCGGACGACTGCCGCGGCTTCATCAAGCCGCTGTCGCTTGGACTTGTTTTGCGAAGGCCTCGGCGGCATACGACATCTCCTGGACGATCTCGTCCTTGATGGGATCGAGCGCCGCGCGCACTGCATCGCGCGTGCGCAGTTTCTTCAGCAGATCACTCACCGCGCGCAGGTAGACCTCGCGCGGATCTCCGGACTGCGCTGCAATCCTCGCGCGTTCCGTCTCGCTCTTCGCGATGTCGGCCTTCACCTTCAGCTGCTGCATCTGCGTGCGCTGGATGCGCGTCATGGCCAGCGTGAGCTGGTTGAGCGACTTCATGTAGAGACCGCGGCTTTCGGTGTCCATCTTGCCGGCGAGCGCAAACACTTCATCGCGCATGGCATTGATGACTGCGCCGTTCGGATCGTCAATGTCGGCGCCCATAAATTTACCTGCAAAGCGGCGCGCGACCTCCGACTCTTTGAGTATCTGGTCCTGCACCTGGTCGACGCGCATGTCATACCAGCGATGCAGCGTCGTCAGCGGCAACTTCAGTCCAGGGAATTCGTCCAGGACCTGCGGCTCTAATTTCGGCCAATCGATAAAGCCGCCGCCGTCCTTCGCCCAATCCTTACTGAACGGCAACGCGCTGCGCGCCGCGATCGATTCCCATGTCTCGAAGCGTTGGTTGCGCAGGAACTGAATTGCATCGCGGACATCCTGCGGCAGCAAGTCAATCTTGAGCGGCTGATGCGTCTTCCGAGCTTCGCCGGTTTTAGGTCTCGCCTTGGCCATCGGTCAGAACTCCACGGCGGGATTTTTTATCGTTTGGTCGACCAGGTCCTGGCCGTCCGGAAGGATCTCCAACTCCAGCAGCTGCACGCGACGCATGTAGACGTTCCGCAGTTCGCGGTACGTCACCCACTTGCGGCCATACATCTCCTGCAGGATCGTGATCACGTCGTTGAGATCGACCTCCCACGCGAACCGCCGCAGCAGGAGGCACAGCTCAACATCGTCGAGCCGCGACTGCTGCTGCGCATGTCCCTTCGCCAGGATGCGAAGCACTTCCCCGCGGAGTCGTCTCTTCTTGTCGGGATGCCACTCCTGCATCATTTGGCGTCACTTCCTTCGGGCTGGTTGATCTTCAAGGCATTTTCAATGCGCTGCAGTGCACGGCTTCCGCCCTTTTGTTCGGTGCGGATGTCTTCCACCTTGTCATGCAGCACGCCAATCAAAATCTGCATCTCGCGCTTTTCGTTATCGTCCTTATCTGCGGCCTTCTGCAGTGCGATAGCCTGGGCGCTCATCGCTTCCGCCACCGATCTCATTTGCACCGCAACCTCTTGCACGGCCGCGGCGTTCGTTTGGCTGGAATGCATCGTCACGTCGACGGCACGGTTCAGCAGCCGATACAGCAGCAGGCCGACGAAGAAGGCCAGCAGATAACCGGGACCCCAAACCTCTAGCAGCCGGAATGCTTTGTCCGGTTGATCACGGAGAAGCTCGAAGGCTAAGTAGGCGACTCCGCCGCCGCCGAATAATGAGGCGCCAAGCATCGCCACAGTCGAAGTAGTGAAGCGCGGAACTCCGTCCGGCGCCGGCGTGATCGTCTGGTTGATGGTGGTATCAGCCATCATCTTCCCCCGCAGGCGATCGCCGCATTGGCCGTCATGACACATTCGCGCAGCTTGCGCATGGCGGCAGTTTTGTCGGCGCTCTCCGGCGCGACATCATTCAGGGCGTGCGCAAACTCCTTCGCCTTCGCCCGTAGATGCTCATACGCCGCCTGTTGCTCGGGCGTCGGACGGTGATACGAAAACCAGTTGTCGATCTGCTCGGCTGTCATCAGTTATTGGCTCCGGTTGCAATGTCTTTCTTGATCTGCGCGACCACCGTCTGCGCCAGCGCAGCCTCGGCCGCTTTGTCGTGTGCACGGACCGCGACGCCGGCGGCGGCAATGTCCTGGAGAGCTTCCATCATCTCGGCCTGGTGATCCGCGATAGCCGCCCGGAAAGTGACCGCGAAACCCGCCAGCGCCGCCAGCAAGATCCCGCTCGCGACATCCGGCGTCAGATCGCCCCGAAACACGGCCGTCCCAACCACCGCCAGGACCACGAACGCCAAGATGTAGGTCCGCTTCCCTTTCAGCCAGGTTCCCCGTTGTCTCAGCCAAGCCCAAAACGCCATTCCGACCCTCCCCTAAACCTGCCGCCAATCGCTCAAAACAATTCGTCCCACGCGTGGCACGAATTACCGGGTACCTAGATACCCCTCAAATCGCCCTAGGGCCATTTCCGGCCTCAGTGGCCAAAATGCCAGTTTCGGCAGTATTGGCATTCGTAGACGTGCATCCCATCATTGGTCCGGACGACTCCGTCCCGCTGGAAAAATCGGAGCGCGGCCGTGGCCGTTGACTCGCTGGGATACGCCGTTTTGCCCTCGCACGCCCGTTCAAATCCGCTACCCTCAATCCGCCCTCTCGGCCCTGCGCTTCTCCGCCACGCCATCGTGCTGCCCTTCGGGTGAAACCCGCCGGCAGACCGGAGGAACCGTCCTCCGTTCATCTGCCGGCGGCCTTGCTCGCGTTGGGGTTATGTCGTGGGTTCCGCGGCGCCATCGCTCGCGGCGATCTTTTCAGCGGCGGCATCATCGGCTGCCGCGCTGGCCAGCAGCTGTGCATCCGTCTCGCCTCGCAGGGACACGAGCTTTGAAACCAGCGAAGACCCGGCAGCGATCGCCAGAGCAATCAGCTCCTCGATCTCTGCAGGAGTTAGCGCCAGGCCAAGTAGCGGCAGTCGAGATCCTCGCAGCGGCGGAGTGTTGCGGCTGGTCGTAGTCGGCTGCACCATCGCCTGCATACCATTCAGCGCGCCCTCGATCGATGCGATCGCCAACTGGAAATCCGCCTGCGCCTGCGGACTCTTGAGCTTGAGCACGCCATTCGCATTCAGATCGTTCGCCGTGTTGACCAGCGCCTGGAACGCCGCAGTCACCGCCGGCGTGTTGATCTTGCCGCCCGACGCCTCCGCGGCCTTCAGCGCGCCGATGAAGTTATCGTTCGCATACGCCACGCGCATGATCATGTTGGCGATCATGGCCTTCTCTTCGGGGCTTTCGAACGTGTCGTTGTGGTTGACCTGCGCGGCGGTATTCAGCGTTGCCGCGATGCCCGCGGCCGCGTCGGCCTCATTGTGCAATACACCGCTGCAGCCGGACGCCGCCATACAGATAACAGCCGCCGCTGCGACCGTTGCAAATAATCCAACTCTCATTTTCCGCTTCATTTACTTCCTCCCTGTTTCACGTCTGCCGCGAACCATCCGCGGATTCTTGCCTCGCTATGACCCAACGGCTCAAACGGCTTCTTCCGGATCGCAGTCACGGAAAGCGTCGTGCCGTCATATCGCCACTGCAGCAGCTCGCCGTCGTGCTGAATCTGGCCGCCGTCGCCTTTCATCTCGACGCCGGTCGCGGCCTTTACCCTCACGGCGGCCGCATCGAACTGCGCCTGCGTCAACTGAATTTGCATGATGGGCGTCACGCGGCGACCTCCTGCGCAGCCTGGGCCGGCGGCAGCTTGTCGTACTGATAAAGATCGTGCTCGCGCATCAACTCGATCACATATTCGAAGTAATCCTGCTTCGCTCCGTTCGCGCGCAGCATCGTGCTATAGCCGGCCCTCTGCAGCCACAACGCAAACACGTCCGGATCGGCGCGGTGCATCATCGCCACGCGATAGCGCGGCGCAGTCGCCAGCAGCCGGCCGTGATCGTCAAAGCTTCCCGCCGCGTCCGCATACTTCTCAAAGTCCGCGACCTCGTCGCGCTCGATGCCGCCGCGAAACTCCTTCGTCACAAACTCGACGTAGGTCGCGGGATTATCCAGATGCTCAGCCTTCACACCGAAATAATTGTTGGCCTCGGTCGAGAGCCGCGACGTACCCCATCCGCTCTCCAGCGTCCACTGCGCCAGCGTCACCGACGCCGGCACGCCCCACCGCCGCATCGCCGCCTGCGCTGCCGGGACCGCCGCGTGAAGCCGTGCCAGTTGTTCTGCGCTCGCCACTCGTTCTCTCGCCGCCTTGCGGGGCCGCGGTCGTGCAGCCCATGAGGCCACACGACCGTTCCCTGCCGCTCTGGGTCAGCCCGCGAAGAACCTTTCTCTGGGATTAGTTCAAGCGGGTCCCGTCCCCTTCGGGGATGTAAGGCGACTCTACGGTGCAAGCAAAATCACGCATGCTCTGCATGCGCGATTGAACGAAGCTGCGGAGAAACTAGGAATTTAGGCCGCCAGTTTGAGTCGATTCCGGGCCGCCCGCGAAAGATATGCTGTGCGCAAGCGCGGCTACGGCGTAGGCGGTAGCCATCCGCCTTTGACCGGAAGGCAAATATAGCTCCGGTAGTCAATCATCGACAGCGCGAAGATCGTCGCATCGCTATTGAGATCATGGAGCGAATTGGGAACTGCGCGCCCATCTGAATCGTTGCGGTATATCTGGATCATTTTTTCGAAAGTGGCAAGATGCAATACCCGGTGCACATAGATCAACAGCGCAGTTCCTGGAACGACGCGCGCGACGGAACATCTCTTGTTGCACATCGCAGCCGCGCCAGGGAGCAAGCGTAGGCCGTCCGAAATTGGAACCGCGTGATCGGCGACTAATGCAAGAGACTGTACCCGAAGAGTCGCATGAAAATTGGATGTAGTGTTGTCGAGGTAATACACAACTCGCAGCTGATACTCGACCCCGTGATCGACGAAGCCATAAACCGTAGCCGCCGGTTCATTTGCAGGCGCTGCCGGCTCCTGATCGAGCAGCTTGCCGCGCCATAGGTAGCCGATGGGATACCCATAATAATTGGCGATCTCGTCGCTGGTCGAGTCGAGTCCGACGATACCCGCACCCATCTCTTGATATGTCTGCGCCCGACAGCTCACTGCAGGTAGGACGGCCAACATCAGAAAACAAGAAGCAATTTGCGGCTTCATGCGTTTCTCACTTTCTCTTCGGATGTGGGGGAAGGAGGCTGACCGATCCACTTTACTACGTTTCCTACCGTTTGGAACTGCCGGGCGCGCCGATCCACATCACCACGGCACCCACGATGCTCCAACCGTCCTTTGGTCGGAACACCATCACGTCATGCCGCGGCGAAATGTTGTAGGGGACCAGGAGGAAGTCCTGCTTGTCTTTGCGCAGGAACTTCACCGTCACGCCATCACTATTGTGTGCCACCACCATGCGCCCGACGAGCTGCTTCGGGTCGCGCACCGAAAGATCAATCAGGACGGTATTGCCGTCATTCACCAGCGGCGCCATGGAGTCGCCCTTCACCCGCACCGCCACGATCGTTCCCGATTGCGGAAGCATCCGCTTCGGCAACGCAAGGTATTCCTCAATATCTCTCGATTCGATCGCGCGCGGATTACCGGCGGCAGCACTTCCGGTCATCAGTGGGACCAGCGCCGCGTCTCCAGTTTTAGTAGCTCGATCGTTTGCGGGGGCAAAGCTCTCGGCGATCACTCGTTTCGTGGCCCGGACAATCTCTGATGGCATGGTATTCTCTGCGGTTCCCATGAAGAATTCGCTAGGGAGGCCAGCTTCTTCCCAGAAGAAGAAGCGATCCTGGCCTTGAACTAACGCGGCAATCCTAACAAACACGTCCGGAACAGGCCGATTATCGCCACGCTCCCATTTGGAGACGTTGCCCTGTCCGACACCAAGTGCCTGAGCAAACGCGGTTTGGCTAAGGCCCAGCTTCTTACGTACTTCGGTGATTTTCTGCGCCCAGCGCGGCGGATGTCCCATTTTCGGCCTGGTCATTTTGGTCGTCGGCGTCCCCGCAGAAATTTTCCTTGACTCGGTTATGAATTCGCGACTATTCTCGCTTTCATAACAGAGGGCCACTTCACCGTGAATTCTACCGCTGTCATCCGGGAATGCAAGAAGGCGACCGCTATGCACGGGATGTTCCGGCGTATCGCAGACGACCTGGGCCTTTCCGCAAACCATGTTCGGGAGGTTGCGGTCGGCAATCGGCGCTCTGAACGGGTAATGAAGGCGCTGCAGGCCGAGATGCGCAGGATCGAGAAAGCCGCTTGAGAGTAAGCAAGTCACTCCCGAATCTTGTTACCTCCGTACCCCGAAAGTCATCGGCAATCTCGCGCGAAAAAATTGCCTATACGCAACAGTCCGGCATCCCGTTTGGTGCAGAATCCGCCGCGCCAGGCAGCTTCGACGACTCATCCGCTATCCGCGGCATCCTCGTTCGCTCCATTGATGAAAGCGGCAAAACCCGCGCCGCCATTGCGGATGAGATGTCCGTCCTGCTCGCGCGGCCGGTTACGGAAAAAATGCTCAACGCATTTACCGCTGAGTCGCGCGGGGACCGCCGCTGGCCGCTGGAATTCACCCGCGCCTTCTGCGCTGCGGCCGGTAGCGACGAGCTGCTCCGCCACCTGGTGGAACTGACCGGCTGCTTCGTGATCACCGCCGAAGAGAAGCTGATGTTCGATCTCGGCCGCCAGCTCATCATCCGCGGCGAGGCCGAAGAGCAGATCGAAATTCTCAAGCGGTCCATGCATGGGAGGGCGAGATGAGTGAGCCAACCACATATCTCGAATACCTCGAAAAACTCTTCCTCGTTGCGCAGAAGCGGGCCATAGCCGCCCGGAAAAGGGCTGATCTCCTCAACAGGGAAGCACAGCTAGCCGAAGTAGCTCTGCTGATCGCAAAGGACGACGCCAAGAATTCTCCGCGCAACTGGAAAAAGAAGCGTCCCGATTCGGAGGCAGCAGCATGAGCGCCCTCTGGCTGTTCCGCGATGAAGTCTGCGATCTGACGGGATGGTCGCCGCGGCACCTTCGCAGGCTCGCCGCTTGCGGTGAAGTCAAAAGCCGCGAAAGCGCTCGCGCATATCGCAGCCAGCCGATGACGGAATACGCGCTATCGTCACTGCCCGCTGAGGCACGCCAACGATATCTGGACGGCCAGAAACGGGCCTCGTCGCACGAGGAGCACCCTGAATGCGCTCCGCCCTCCCCTCTTTCCCTGGCTCCTGCGCGGCTCGTCGCCGGCGAGGATACCGCCCCGGTCCCGGCCGTCCAGATCAAACCCGTTCGCATCCACCTGACGCCGGATGCCGAGAAGGAAGCGCTGCGCAAGCTGGCGATTCTGAAACCTGTCCTCGACTATCTCCGCGATCCAAAAGCGCGGGCCGCGGCATTTCCCAATTCCGAAGCGCTCGTCGCCTCCATCGCCGCACAACACGGCGTCTCGCCCACCACCATCTGGCGCTGGAAGTCCCGCTTCGATAAAGACGGCCGCTTCGGCCTGGCGCGCAAGCCGCGCGCCGACAAGAACCAGTCGCAATGGGCGAAACAGAATCCCCGCCTGCTCGAACTCGCGGCGCTCATCCACATGGGCAACGGCGAGCAGCCAGCGCAATCCGTGCGCGTCGCCTGGGAGGCAGTCTGTGAGCGCGCGAAGCTGCTCAAGGTTCCGGCGCCCAGCTATGAGACGGTCCGCGCCGCGCTCCGCCACGTATCGCCGTCGCTGATGATTTACGGACGCAAAGGCCGCCGCGCCTACGAGGCGCAGTTCTCGCCATTCATGACGCGCGGCTACACCGAGCCGGCCAACTCCATCTGGATGGCGGACCACTTCATCTGCGACGTGCTTGTGCAGAACGATCTCTTCGGCACGCGCGACCTGAAGCACATGCGCCTGCACGCAACCTGCATCTTCGACTACCGCTCGCGCATGGTGCTGGCCCTCGCCTTCTCCGTCTACGGTTCCAGCCACTCCATCAAGCGCGCGCTGATGATCGCCATCCGCCGCTTCGGCTTGCCGGACCGCTTCTATTGCGACAATGGCAAAGATTTTCTGTCCGTTGCCCGCGGAGCCAGCGATCGCGAGATGCGCCTGCGCGCGCACCGCGCCTTCCAGGACGAAGCCCACGATCTTGAGACCGGCTTCCTCAAGCGCCTCGGCATCCCGGTCACCTTCTGCGAGATCTACCACGGCCAGTCGAAGGGCGAGGAGCGCTTCCACGGCACATGGCACGGCCGCTTCGACCGCAGCTGGCCCACCTATACCGCCGGCGAGACGCATCTGCGGCCGGAGAACACCACCGCCGCCACCATGCAGCACGGAAAACTTTTGCGCATGGGCCGCACGCAGGACTCGCAGCTGCCGCTCGCCAGCTACTACATCGCGGCCGGCCTGGCCTGGGTGGAGCAGTGGTATCACCAGCGCCCGCACTCGGGCCGTGGCATGGATGGCCGCACGCCCGCCCAGGTGATGCAGCAGGAGCGCGGCACGAACCGCCCATGCCCGGAAGATTCCGTGCTCGCCATGCTGCTCGCCGAGCGCGCCACGCGCAAGGTGATGAACTGCCAGATCGAGATCGCCGGCGACTACTTCGTTCCGGCTCCCATGGACCAGGCCGCGCACTACCACATGCACGAGCTGAGCGGCCGGCGCGTCACCATCGCCTACGACCCGATGGAGCCGATGTTCGCCGCAGTCCTCGACGCGGACGGCAACTTCATCTGCAAGCTCGAACGCAAGGATCTGATGCGCTTCTCGAACGATCAGGAGACGCGCGACAAGGTCGGCGCCGCCATCGCCGTGCGCAAAGGCCTCGCCAAGGCCGTCACCAGCTCCATCGCGGATCTCAACCGCCGCGTTCGCCAGGACGGCTACACCACGCTGGTCGAGCAGCACGAAGAGCGCCTGCAGCTTCCCATGGCCGTCGGCGACGTGGTGATCCAGCAGGCGAAGCCGCCCGTTCAGGATTCCTCATTCAAGCACGTTCATTCGGAGGACAACGTGGACCGCTACTTCCAGCAGATGGAGGGCCGCTAGATGGCACTCACCACCCAGCGCAAGGCCGAACTCGCCGCCATGGACCTGCCCTCGGACGCCGACATGGTGGCCCGGGCCACTGTGTTCCAGCAGCGCACCGGCCTCACCTCGTCCGAGTTCTCGCAGGCCATCGGCTATGCGCCATCGTCGCTGCATGTCTACCTCAACGGGCATTTCAATAATCCGCTCACCGATGAGCATGATCCCACGCGCAACACGCGCAACATCCGCGCCGCGCTCAAGAGCTTCATGGACCGCTGGGAGGGCGAGCAGGCCGAGGTCATCGAGTTCGCGCACGCCACCGCGGACTATCGCCGCATCGTCGACTCCTGCACCAAGGCGCTCGAACACGGCTCGGCGTATGTGATCGACGGACCTCCCGGCACGCAGAAGACATTCTCGCTGCGCGCGGCCGAGCGCGCCATCAACGCGCGCGGCGACGGCGCCCGTGCCATCTATGTCTATGCCCGCCAGGACCACGCGCCCATGAGCCTGCTGCGTGAGATCTGCAACACCGCCGGCATCCCCAACCGCGGCTTCATCGATCACCTCGTGCGCAAGCTGCGCACGTTCCTCGGCCAGGGCCGCATCCTGCTCATCGTCGACGAAGCGCAGCACCTCGCGCACGCCGGCCTCGAAATCCTGCGCCAGCTGCTCGACCTGCCGCCGTACTTCGGCGTCGTGCTGGCCGGCTCGCATGACCTCACGCAGCGGCTCTCGCACTGGCAGATGGAGCAGTGGCGCTCGCGCGTGCGCAAGACGCTCACGCTCAACGGTCCGTCCGTTGCCGAATCGCGCGAGATCATCCGCGCCGCGCTCGGCCCGCACACCGAAGCGCAGTGCGACTCGCTGCTCGCCGGCTGCCGCGCCAAGGCATCGCGCACGCAGCACTCGGAGAGCGGCAAGATCGCCGTCCGCAAGTTCGAGTACATCTCCGCCCGCGATCTGTTCTTCACGATCCACGGCATTCAGCAGCAAATCGCACAGCGGAAGGCAGGGGCCGAAGCCTCGCCGCGGAAAGAGACCGACGCATGATGACCGCACGCAGAGACAAAGAGACTCATCTCAACCCATTCTGGCCGCCGCAGAGTAAACCCGAGTTCGACGCGCTCCTAAAAGCGCGTCGTTTCGAGGGAGAATTAAAACCTAGCGATCCGGAATATCTGGCGAGAATCCAACGCGACTGTCCAGAGCTTTTTGATAAGGCTCTCGGAGAGATCAGCCGCAAGTCGCGCTTCCGCGCCTGGGCCATCCGCTGGAACGAGCGCGCCGAGGATCTTCTGGCCGCGTTCAACTGGCGCGCCCTGGACCGGCTCTTCAGCAACATCTGCGCCGTCACCGTCACCGGCGTAATCCTCTGGCTCGCCTACGTTCTGCTCGACGCCTGGATGCGCGGCGCCTTCAACCTCGGAGGCCAGTGATGGCAAAGCATCTCGACATCGCGCGCGGCATTGCCTTCGCCCTCATCCTGGTCGCAACGTTTTCGCTCGGCGTCTCGGCGCGCACGGCGCTCGAAATCTCCAGATCGCTGCGCGCCATCGACGCGCGGATCGCCGCCACCTTCAATCCGGAGCCATGCCGATGATCAACGTCCGCATCCTCGTCGCGCTCTGCGTCGCATTCGTCGCCTACCTCGCGCTGCTGGTGTATCTCTACTGGCCGCTGATTCGCCTGGTCGTCAACTCGCACGGAGGGCCGCGCTGATGCACTCCGAGCCGCAGATGACGCCCAAGCTGCAGGACCTCACCGCGCAGACCGTCCGCACCTACGACGTGATGTGCGACTGCGGCCTGCATCGCGTCACGCAAACCGAGCCGCAGGTCTGCACGCGCTGCGGAGGCCGCAACCTCACCATCACCGTGCTCGGCACCGACGCTTACCAGGAACTGACCTAAAAGGAGAACCGCCGCATGACCGCCGCCCTCGAATTCGATCCGCAACTGCATCCCGCGCCACCCGAGCCAGCGCCGAAGCCAACACCCGAAGAGATCGACGCAGAGATCCTTTTCTTCCAAAACGCGCAGGCCTGCTATCGCGCCGCGAAGGAAACGATGGAGGCCGCGCAGAAGAAGCTGGTCCTCGTCGTCGATCTGCACGGCACGCGCCCGCCGCACGCCGAGCAGTCCATCCGCCTCGCCGGCCGCCGCAACGCCGTCACCGTCACGCGCGGCACCACCGTCACCGTGCATGAGCCGGCCGTCGAGGAACTGGAGAATTATCTCTGCGAGCAGGTCGCGGAAGGAATCTTCGAGCGCCTCTTCGCGCGGCAGATCACGCATCGCCTGGTCGAGGGCGCCCGCGAGCTGCTCAAGACGCTCAGCCTGTCGCGCCGCACCGAGGAGAAGGTCCTCTCCCTGTTCGGTAAATGCGTCGATCTGAAGACCAAGGCGCCCACCGTCAAGATCGAGGTCATCCAGCCCGAGAAGCCGGCGCGCAAGCCGCGCGCCAGCAGAAAGGCGGCTGCCTGATGGCAAGTACCAAAGCAAACCTCAAGGCCATCCGTGTTCGGATTCAGTATCTGGAGGGCCATCTCTCTCAGATCGAATCGCTCGATGGCGCACGCAACCCGAATGCGATCGCGCGTGAAGCCGTTCGCGCCAGCGACAACGCCAAGGCCATCGAAGACCGGCTCGTCGCAATCTTGAATACGGCAAACGGCCAGCTCCGCCGTCGCCTGACGCGTGAGTCCAGAAAGACGGCTGCCTGATGGAAGTCCTCACCTTTCCCGAGATCGCCGAGCGCATGGACCAGCGCGGCATCCCGAAGCTGCTGCCGGCATCGAAGGACGGCTTCGCCGAACCGGCCGAGCTGTTCTTCTGCGCGCGCGAATGGAAGTGGCTCGGCCGCATCGATATCCGCGTGACGCAATGGAGTCAGACTCGCCGCCGCAACGTACAGACGGTCGAGACCTGGATTCTCGAACAGACCAAGGACGCGCGCTGGATCAAGCTGCGCATCGCCACCGCCCAGGATAACGAGAGGATCGATAGCGCGAAGGCTCTGTGGACCTCTCTCAACACGCGCTGCTCGCGCATGGAGGCCATCCGATGAAGACACTCGCCCAGCGCATGACGAAACGCATGGAAGCCGAGGGCCGCCGCCGCTCGAAAGATTCCATCTATGCCGTCGTCTCCGACGATCACAACGTCCACTGCCTCACCGAGGCGCACCTCGACGTGTGGTGGGACGCGCTGCCGCCCGAGGAGAAGGGGGCGCTTTACGAGCTGCACCTCGACGGCATCCTGGACGAGGAACCAGCCGAAGCGGATGCGCCATCCGCGCGCGCGCAGTTTATGGCCTCGGTCATTGTCGACAGTTGCGTTGAGTCCGCGCGCCAGACGATGGCACAGATGCGGGAGGTCGCGCGTGCATAAATGCGAACTCACCAACGAGCAGCTGCTGGCCGCGATCGAGTATGACCGCAAGCTCGCCGCCGGACTCGGTATCGGTCCGGAGACACGCGTACGTTGCGCGCAACTCGCCAGCGCGCTGCAGGAGCTGCTCGAACGCCGGCACGCCGACCAGATCGCGATGCTCGCGTGGATGCATGCGTACCACCACACCACAGCCACTATCGAGACGCTCTGCGATGTAGTCGCGATCGGCGAAGACGAGGAGCCGTGGTTCGACATCGGTGAGTTGGAAGGAAAGAACGATATCGACGCCCGCGAGGAAGTCGACAATGCCGTCTTCTATCTCAACCTCTGCAACCTGATCGAGCGCCACCCTGAGTGCGCCTCGTGGGTTCGCGTCAAAGCTCCCGCCGACATCCTCATCGTTCCGGAGGTGAAGTGATGGCGCGCATTGTCGAAGCCAACATCACCGACGCGCAGCTTGAGCAGCTCGTTTGCAAGCACCGCGATCTCGCCGGCGCAGCCGAGCGCCACATCGAGCGCCCGGCCAACGTCCAGCTCTACCGCGACACGCAGAACGGCTGGGCAGACCTGTTTCAGGAACTGCTCGATCGCCGCCGCGCGCAGCCAGGGAGGGTCTAGCTTTGCCGACCGGTCACAAAGAGCGCGCAGTAGACGCCGGCCTTCAGGTTCATCACTTCGCGATGACCTTCGAGGAGATCGGCCGCGTGATCGGTGCGAATAAGCAAACCGTTTGGGCCATCTATCAGCGCGGCCTGCGCAAGCGCCGTCGCAAGAATCCACGCATCCTGCAGCAGCTTCGCGATTGCGCGCACGAGCTGCAGGCCAACCGAAGAGGGATCGAGGAGGAATAGATGCAGGAGAAGACACCATTCGAGCATTTCGCTCTGGTCGAGCTGTTCGGCCATCAGCGCATCGCAGGCAAGGTCACCGAGGCCGAGATCGGTGGCGGCAAGTTCATCCGTGTCGACGTTCCGGCGATCGGCGAGCTGCAGGCGGTAACGCGCTTCTATGGACCGGCTGCCATCTATGGCATCACGCCGGTCACCGAAGAGACCGCGCTCGCACTTGCCAAACAATTCCAGGTCGCGCCGATCGCGGCGTGGGACGCGCGCCGGATGCTCAAGCCGGAGCGGACGCTCGAAGCCGGCCTGCCCGGCGAAGCGATCGACGAGGAAGAGCAGGACGACGAGGAAGAGCACTACTAAGCCGCCATGACCCACGATCCCGAATCCGTCTACAGCACGCAGTCGCAGGCCTTGCCGGCGGGGAGTCTCTTTGACACCTTCGCCGACCAGGTCCTGCGCCGTGTGGACGACGTGATCGCGGGCCGCGACTGCGCCTGGGCGCCGCGCGTCACGCAGGTCCGCCTGCTACAGCAGCTGCGCCCGCACCAAGGCAAGCGCCGCGCGGTGCCGCTGCACATCCTCATGCGGTCGCTCAGCATGAACGCGCGCATGGTCAAGGAGCTGGTGCAGGACCTGCGCCAGAGCTTCGGCGTGCAGATCGGCGCGTCGCGCGACGCGAGCGGAGGCGGCTACTACATCGTCGCCACCGAGGCCGAGAGCGAAGAGACCGTGCAGCTGATGTATTCGCAGGCCGTCACCATGCTGCGTGTGGTGCACAAGATGCGCCGCGGCCGCCAAACCGCCGCCGAGCTCACCCGCCAAGTCGAGCTCGAACTGGAGGGCGCATGAGCATTCCAGTCTCGGTTCTCTTCGCGCGGCGCGACAGCATCTATAAGCAGCTTCCGTCCGTCGACGTTTGGGACGAGGATCGCGATGCGCGGAACTGGCCGGGCGGAACTCCGGTGGTTGCGCATCCTCCATGCGCCGGATATTGCAGACTTCGCGCCTTCGCTAACGAAGATGCCGAACGCGACAGCCACGCCATCTGGGCCGTCGAACAGGTCCGTAAATTTGGCGGCGTGCTCGAGCATCCCTACTTATCGACACTTTGGAAGCTCGACGATCTCAAACTTCCGGTTCCGGGCGAATTCGATCAATGGGACGGGTACACGGTCGCCATGCCGCAATTCTGGTTCGGCTTTCCCGCGATGAAGGCGACGTGGTTTTACATCGTCGGTTGCAGACCATCGAATCTGCCGCCCGTACCGCTGCGGCTCGGAAAGCCGGAAGTCATCGTTTCGACGACTGCCAGCGGTAACAGCCGCGAGATGAAGAAAAGCGAACGCACGGTCACAGTTCGTCCGCTCGCGGAGTGGCTTGTCGATGTTGCGCGGAGGACCGCGGCATGAGTATGAACTTCTCCCTCACCGACGACAAAGGCTACTTCGAGCGCCGCGATGAGATCGACGCCGCGATCATCCTCGCGGTCGCCGGCGGCGGCAAGACGGCGGCGGAACTCGGCGCTGCGCTGCGCGCGATGGGCATCGGCGACGCGAAGAGCGATGACCGCCTCGCTCTCGCCTACAGCTCGACCGGCGCGATACTGCGCGCTGCGACCAACAGCCTGCAGCGCCGCCTGCTGATCCACAGCTCGTGGGACCTGCCGCACGTTCCCGGACCGACGCAGTACTTCCACGGCCCGCGGCCCAGCGCCGAGGGTGAAGCGCTGGCCGAGCGCGTTCGCGAAAAGCTGGCGCGGGAAGGAGTCTCCGCATGAGCATGCCCGAGACGAAGCAGGAGATGCTGCGCGCCGGCTACACGTTCAAAAGCAACTCCGTGTGCAAGGGATGCAACGCGAAGATCGAGTGGTGGAAGACCACCAACGGCAGGAATCTGCCATTCAATGCCATCGCCAGCGACCACGCCGTCATGACGCCACACTTCGCCACCTGCCCGAAGTCGGAGGACTTCAAGAGCAGCGCGAAGCCGGCCAGCTCGCCCGTACCGAAGCAGGTCGCGCCGCCGGACATCCGCAAAGAGGTCCGCCGCTTGCGCCAGATCTTCAATGCGCGGGTCGTCGTCGTCATCACCGCCGATGGCGCTGAAGCTGCCTGGACGGATGGCATTCCCGGCGAGGAACTTCGCCAGGACCTCATCTCCGCCGCCAACTTTGTGCGCAACGAAGTCAACGCCAAACAGGAGACCAAGCGTGGCTAAGATCACCTGCCCACGATGCCGAGCGCTCCGCCGCGGCGGATTCGATAGCTGCTGCGTGCTGTGCTCGGCAAGGGCTTTCGCCGGGCGCAGCCAGTCCAAACTCCCGCACTGCACTCGCAGGCGCACAGTGCATTGGCTCGCGCAGTCGGACCTAAAGCGGCGCTCCGGTCTGACGGACCAGCAGGTCACCGCGAAGGTTCGCAGGTTCTATATGGAGTTCCGGACGTCGCTCACCACGGCCATGATCCGCCGCAACGATCTCGACAACCCATACATGACGGAGCGCGCGCGGCGCACGCTGATCAACGACGTGCTGCGCTACAGCCAACTGTTCACACGCGCCGGCCGCAAGAAGAAGCCCGTGCAGTCCGTGCGGCCGGCCTCAATCCCAGCGCGGAGGGCAGCATGAAAAGGAGCGACCATGATACCCCCCCCCCCTGCAATCGAGACACCAACGCTTCTTTGCCCGGTCGACGTGCGCCGCGATCGCGCGACAGTCAAATGCGGCTACGTCGCGAGGCGCTACGCGATCTCGAAGCATGGAAGAACTTTCAGCGATCAGTATCGATGTGCGCGCCACGCAACGCAGCTGCGAAAGCTCGGCTACGCGGTAGCCGTCGCAAAGGAGAAGCGTAAGGCATGAAGAACTTTGAGCAGATCGGAACGGAGATCGGCGAGCTGGTCGAGGTGAAGAACGCGGCCTACGGATCGAGCTTCGCGAAGGCGGGCGACTATCTGCGCCTGCTTTACCCGGACGGCATCGCGCCCGAACAGTACACCGACGCGCTGCTGCTGGTCCGCGACTTCGACAAGTCCATGCGCATCGCAACGGACCGCGATGCGCTGGGAGAGAATCCCTGGGCGGACAAGGTCGGCTACGGAATCCTCGGCGTGCATCTGCACCAAACGAAAGAAGAGACGGGACCATGCAAGACGACGCGCGAATCTGCCAGCGACCTGAGTGCGGGAAACTCGTCAAGGGAACAGCACGGTTCTGCCAGGGCGGAGAGTGCAAGCGCGCCGACTACAACGCCCGCAAGCGCGCCGGCCGCATCCGCGCCATCGCCGCAGCCAGACGGCTGCTCGAACGAGCTGGAGTCTGCTCCTGCCGCAACTGCGATGGAAGCTGCAAGCGCAAGCGCGGACGAAAACCCAAACAGGTGCGCTCTATGCGATGAGCAGCATCCTTGCGCAGGAACCGGCCACGTCGTCTTCCAACCTGTAGGTGAACTCGACATGGAACGCGATTACGTTCTCGTCAGGAGACGCGCATGATCGCCATAAACATCAACGCCGCCCAGCTCCGCCGCCTGCAGACGCTCTACTCGCAGTTCGAGCGCCACACCCTGGACGTCGACCGCGGACGCGAAGCGCGGATTGCCTGGGCGTCCGAGAACTGCGGCCGCGCGATCGCCAGCTTCAGCGACCTCACGCTCGACGAGGCCAGGAGCCTGATCGACAAGCTGCAGGGCATCCTGGGCGTGAAGGCGGCCAGCAAAACGCCGCGGCGCAAGATGAGCCGCCGCGCGGCCGAGAACGCCGGCACCGCCGGCCGCCATGACCAGAAGCACGCCGATGTCACCATGGCCGGCGAGGACGAGGTCAAGCTCATCCAGCGCGATCTCTCGCGCCTGGGCTGGGACCAGGCCACGCTCGAACGCTTCCTCGTCAGTCCGAAGGGGCCGCTGCAGGGCCGCACGAAGATCCTCACCGTCGCCGACGCCAACAAGATCCATTGGGCGCTGAAGCACATCACTCCACGGAAGGAGCAACTCGCGAGCTGAGGGCCCATCGCTTGCGGCCAGGGAAACGCCATGATGCCGCACTGCAAACGCGATTCGCAATTTGAGCTCTTCGAGGGCGAGCTTCCGCGCGCCGACGCGACGCCGCGCCTGGAGTTGCCCATCCAGCGCTCGCAGGAGATCGATCTCGCCCGCGCAATGAATATCTACGGCTGCGATCGCGAGACGGTCCGGCGCATGCTGCTGGCCGGCATACTGCGAGGCGCCTACCAGATCCCAGGATCGACGCGCTGGCGTATCCCCTATAACTCCGTCGTTGAGCACTGCGACCTGCTGCGCTTGCACTATCGAATCTCGGACACCGCGATCAAGCGGCCTCACCGCGGCAGGCTGAAGGATCGCGATCTTTTGCCGTTTCCGCTGGATGAAACAATCACCTTCGCCGACGCGATCAATGTCCTCGACTGCTCACAACGGGCGATCTTCCACATGCTCGATGAAGGCGTCCTGGTCGGCTACCAGTTGCTCCCGAACACGAACCGCTCCCGTTGGCGCATTTGGCGGCCTTCGCTCGAACGCGCGCTTGACAATCTGCGCCGGAAAATAGCCGCCTCCGCATCTTCGCGCCATTCCGCATCCACGACGGTCTAGGGCGCCTTCGCATTGCACACTGCGATCATGCGATTGGTGCGCAGAGCTGTCTTGTCTCTCCTGCCGATGCTCTGCGCGCTGCCGGCCTTTCCGCAGGCCATGACGTCGGTCACAGCGACCAGCGTCACCGTCGCCGGATCGCCCGTCAATGGAACGCTCTGCCTCACCGCGGTCGATCGCTACAACAACCCGATCACCGTCACCAACTCCTCGGGAACCATCTATCTCGCGAAGTATCCGTTCTGCCAGACGCTCACCGCAGGCTCACTGGCCGGATCGCTGAACGTTCCCAACTCCTCGACAGATTCCATCCCTGGCCACGGATACGACATCTTTGTTTACGTCGGACCCGCGACGCCTGGTCCCAGCGGCATTGGCTCGATCTCGCCGGCGGGAACGACAAGCTCCGAGGTTGGCGTCGACTTCGGCCGCGGACCGGTCTATGGCATCGGCGGCTCGACCTGGTCGCTGGATAGCTACACACCGCCCAGCACTGCGCCCACAGCCGCTGCGTTCACCTTCACCTATGGCAGCGGATCGCCGCCGAGCTCGTGCGCGCCGCCGTCGCAGGATGCGCGCCTCAACACCGGCACTCTCACCTTCTACGTCTGCGGCACGGACAACACGTTCCACCTCGCAACCAGTGGGAGTGGGGCAACAGGCCCAGCCGGCGCAACGGGTGCGACCGGTGCGACGGGACCGCAAGGTCCAAGCGGCAATACCATCATCAGCGGTAGTGGCGCGCCCAGCTCGGGCGCCGGCAACAACGGCGACTTCTACATCGACACCACCGCATGGGTTGTCTACGGTCCTAAGTCCGCAGGCGCATGGCCAGGATCTGGGACGAGCCTGGTCGGCCCGGCCGGCGCGACGGGTGCCACAGGCGCGACGGGTGCCACCGGTGCCGCGGGTGCCGCGGGCGCGGGCTTCTCCTGGCAGGGAGACTGGCTCTCCGGCACGACGTACACCCTCAACCAGGCGGTCGGCTACAACGGCAGCTCCTACGTCAACACCACCGCGAGTTCGCTCAATCAGGAGCCGGACACCAATCCTCTCGTCTGGACGCCTCTCGCACTGCAGGGTGCGACGGGACCAGCCGGACCAACAGGTCCCGCGGGACCAGCCGGCGCGAGCATAACCGGAGCGACGGGGGCGACGGGTCCGACAGGCCCGGCCGGAACCGCTCCATACGTCGCAGCGACCGGATCAGTCAACGCGCTGATCGCGACCTTCTCGCCTGCCGTAACTTCTCTCAGTGCTGGACTGACGGTCCGCGTTCTTCCGAATCTCGCGAATACCTCGACGAATCCCACAGTCAACGTAAACGGGCTCGGCACCGTCACCATCACAAAGAATGGAACTTCGGCACTCGCAGCAGGCGATCTGACTACGACAGCGGTCGCGACGCTTGTCTATGACGGAACCGGATTCGAGCTTCAAAATCCGCAGACCCAGATACTGAGCACGGCGGCGCCGCAGACCGTGCAGATCGTGGTGGCCGCGAGCAATAGCATCAACAAGGCTTCCGCGAGATTCGTCGCAACTGGAACTGGAGATGAGTCGACGATCCAGGCCGCGATCAATGCATGCCCTGCGACACTGCCCGCATCGGCGGGACCAGCGCAGTGCACGGTGGTGTTGCAGTCGGGCGTCTATAACGATGGCGCCGCTGTCGTGATCGACACAGACAATGTGACCCTGATCGGCGAGGGTCACTGCATGTGGGGCGGCTACAACACCACATGGACAAACACGAGTACGCCGAACGGAGCGCTGGGCACTGGCTGCGCTCAGCTCAAGGCTACGGCGACAGGATTTCCGCTGATCGAGATCGCCCACAGCAATCAGGCCGGAACGGGAACGGACACGTCTCGGCACCGCGGCATCAAGATTTCGCAGCTCTACCTGGTCGGCGACAACTATCTCAATCAGGGCATCGAGACCGTCGGCAACGGAACTACCTGCAACACCAGCTACACCTATGGCGGAAAAACGATCACAGGATGCATCGATGACAACGTCGAGATATCCGACAATGTGATCCAGCGGATGAACCTCGGGATCGGGGTTTCGCTCGACGCACCGATCGTCAAAGGGAATTCCATCCAGGACAACAATGGTCCCGCAGAGATGGTCTGCGGCGTTTATGCGCGAGTCAGCGACGAATTGTTGTACGACAACGACGGCACGCAGATGATCGCCTGCTCTTCGGGTGGCAGCTATGTGAACAGCAAGATGGGAGACACCAACGGCGACGGCATTCATTTTTATGTAAGCAATGCCTCCGCTGCTGCTAATACTTTCGCCGGAATCGTCGGCAGTGCCGCATATATCGATGGAGTGAGCGGGATCAGCTTCGCCGGCAACACGATCGACTACACCAGCGATATTGCAGTCGGATTCAACACGAACGGAAAGCTGCCCACTTCCGCCGACGCCGTGCACGAGACTGCCGGGTCATCGAACAATTCGATCACTGGAAACACCTTCAACTCGGGCGTGAATGAGACCGGGTATGCGATCAACGCGCTTGGAACGGGTACGGTGGTGGCGGCGAATCCAGTGAAAGGAACGTGGCGCTTTGGTTCCAGTGCACCCTACATTGTCGCTCCCGCAAATGGGCTGCCACCGCAGGCTGCCGATTCAACTCTGATCAATCAGAGCGCAACTGCCGCGCCGCCGACTCCGTTTGTTATCCCGGACTGTCATGGCGCATCGAACGCTCTGATTTATACGCACTCGACGCATGTGTTGGGATGCAACACGGTAACCGCAAGTTCGACCGGAAGCCTCACGTTCCTCCCTCCATATCTATACGACGGGACAAATAAATATATTCCGAGCGACGGGTATCAAGTGACCCTTCCGCCTGCATCCCCGACGTGGCTGAACAGCGTTGCGCCCTCAACCGTGGCTGTAGGAACGAACGGGAATATCGCGCTGACCTCGACCGCGAACTCTGTGTATTGGGCATCGTCCACAGCTACTACCAGCGTAGAGGCAGTGATGCGCTCCATGTCGTTGCAGCTCTCGACGAATAGCCAGGCTTCCGAGGCTGGCGTATGGGTCTACGATTCGACCAACGGAAAGATCTATGCGTTAGGTAGTTGGCTATCGTCGCTGGCAACGACGGGAGCTCTATCCGCCCAAATAACCCCGCAGATTTGGAACTACAGCGGCTCCGGCAGTCCAACCTTCGGCTCCGATATTCAATTCAACGGAACTCAGCTCTACGGCTTTGGTGAATATGTTCACTACCGGCTGCTGAAGTCGGGGACGTCGCTCCTTTTTCAGCAGTCTCTGGACGGCGGCCAGACGTTCCTTACGATCTTCACCCAGGCAGGAATCGGCACGATCTCGAAGGGTGGTTATTTCATGGCGATGGGAGGCTCAGCGACTTTCTATACCGACGTGCTGAGCCTGGTAGTGAACTGAAAGGAATAAGCGATGAATGCTAAATCAAGACGGGTAGCCTGCGCTCTCGCGTCGCTCGCAATATATGTGCTCGCGTTCTGCATCTTTACAACCCCGATTTGTGCGCAGACCGCCGCACCGGCTCCGGTCTGGTCAACAATCGCGCACGACGGCGAATCCATCGATTCCACCTCCATTCCCGCTGGAATGACGCTGCGATACGGCGCGCCCGCTGGGACTCCGTACGGCTGCGGAACGCCCACACCCGATAACGCTCTCAAGGCGGATGCATGGGTGACGCCGGTGACGCTGGGCGCGGTGGTGACGTCGGCAGATCTGGGCGTCTCTGATCCCGCGTGGTGCTACGTGAAAGAGCTGGATGCCCTTGAGACGAGCTCGACGCAGACAGTCATAGTGAACGGCTCCCCCGTCGTCGTGCCGGCGCTCCCTGCGCCCGCAGCGCCCCCGCTGTCGAGCGGTCCGCACACCGTCGTGCTCAGCGCAACCTATCCGCCTCCCGGCGATCAGACCGCGGCATGGTTTGGAGCAGGGAATGTCACCGCAACCTACGCCGGATCGAGCGAGTGGGAAAGCTCCGTTTTCACCTTCACCATCGACGGCCAGGCGATGACCTGCACCTTCCAGCCATCGACCGACAAGTCGAACAAGTTCACTTTCAGCTGCACCGTCCCGGCCGCCACTCCGCCGCCGGCAACATCTTCGACTTCCACACCTTGATTTTTCGTCGTTTTCGAAAGGAGCTTCACCCATGAAGACAATACGCATCGCGGTCCTTGCGATGATCGCGCTCGGCGTTCATGGCCTGGCCTTCTCTCAGGCCACCACCACCATCACTGCGACGGCCGTCAATGCGGGCGCTGGCGCCGTCACCGGCACCCTCTGTCTCAAACCGGTGGACATCAATAACAACCCGATCTCGATCTCAAAATCCGGCGGCGGCTTCTATCTCGCGGGTCGCTCGTTCTGCCAGACGCTCACCGCCGGATCGTTGGCCGGATCGCTCACAGTTCCGAATCCAGTCACAGACTCGGCATCTCTGCACGCCTATGACATCACGATCTACGACAGCACCAGCCAGATCACCACGGACCTCGGACCCGTCTATGGGATCGGCGGCAGCTCGTGGTCGCTCGACACCTACAACCCATCGGCGAACACGCCTGGCAATGTCGGCAGCAACGCTATCACTTCGGCCGCCGGCGGAAGCGGCACCGGCACGGTCACATGCCTCAGCGCGACCTGCACCAACACGCGCGGAAGCTACTCCGTCGCCGGTGGAACCTTCACCACGGGAACGCTGCTGACTCTGGTCTGGCCGGCCACCGGGACCGCCTACGTTTGCTCGGTCACGCAGAACGGCGGAACGTCCAATTTCGGCTTCGGAAACTCGGTCGCAACCACCACCGGGATGAACGTCACCGTCGCCAATACCGTCGCCGGCGTCACCGTCTCTTTCAACTATGTTTGCCGTCCCTGATTGGAGGCAATGTCCCCCCTAAAATCATGTCCTCCCTAATGTCCCCCCTTAGCCCTACGCAGCATCAAACACTTAGCTGTTGTTCTAGGGGGGACATTTCGCCCCACTGACACGAAGCGGCTGTAAATGTCCTCCCTTGATTTCGACCTCAAACCCGCGCATTTGCGCCCGCTTTGCCGCCGTTTTCCGCGATTTCCCCTCAAATCCCGCTACTGCCAAATATCTTCTGCACCGACATTCGCTCGCACCGCAACAGCTTGACACCCGCCGTACAATTAAAAGAACAGCCGAAGCCGAATCCAACCGCACCGGGATTGTGCCTCCTGCCTTTGCATCCTCTCGCTCTTTGACATTGCCGTG